CGGCGGGTCGTTTCAAGATAGTAGTGTATGGACGCGGGGAAGATTTAAGGATGGTCGTTTTGATAATAGCACTTGGTTATATGGGGAGTTTTTGAATGGAACTGTTTCTAAATCAAACTTTCATTATGTTGAATGGTATGGGGGTATATGGAATAGTGGAAATTTAGGAATTTCTGTAAATTTTGATGGAATTTCAGCTACACNCCCAACTGTTTATTGGTCAGGTGGAACATTTAATAATGGCACATTTGGATATGATAGTGATAATACCATAGGCTGGTTTGGTGGAAATTTCTATGGTGGAACATTTATAAATAAAATCCCTGATTGTAATGATACACCAACACCACCTGTGCAATATGGTGGGTTTTTTAGAGGATCGTTTCATAATGGTAATTTTCAAGGAACTTTTTATAAAGGAACATGGGTGAGTGGTATTTTTAATGGCTGCAATCGTTCTGGTTTAGTTTTCGATGTTATCAGTAAAGATACTATTGTATTTAAAACAGCAACAGGAGGATTAAGAAGATATGGAGAACAAAGTTTAAGTTTAATACAAAATGGTATAAGAAATACCAATTAGCCCTGTTCTCTTTTATATATATTTCAAACAACAAATAAATTAACAAAAAAAGGAATAATTTTATTAATATATACATAAAAAATAAATCTACAATTATGACAAAGAATTTATACGAATTTGGACAATTTCAAGGAAGAAGAAATCATGTCACCGTAAATGAAAACGTTCAAGCAGTTGATGATGTTTTCAGAGTAAGAAAAAGAATTGATGTTTCCATGGCTCTTGTTAACTCTTTTAAAAAGAAAGTAAAAGACGAAAGTGGTAAGAACATTGGTCAATTTTATTCAGATGTTGAACTCGCTGAAGAAATTGCTGATTATATTATCAATTCTTATGTTAGCATTGAAAATCTCCCAGTCAACCTAATTTTAGGTGATCAATATTCAAAGGCACAAGGGGGAGCACAAGCTCAGATGCAATCAGATACCGGTGACTTAGATGAAACTCAACCAGTTCAGATTCCACAGGGTCAAGCTCAAGGTGGACAACCACAAGCTCAAATGCCAGCTCAACCAGGACAATCTCAAATGGCACAAATGCCACAAGGTCAAGGCGCTCAAAGAACAGCTGCTCAAATACCACCTATGCAAGGCGGTCAAGGTCAAGCTATCTAAACAAAAAAATAAAAAATTCACCTTTAAACCCAAATACTATGGAACTAAACAAATTATACGAACTTTATCAAGCCAATATAAAGGTGGATCAAATGCCTTTGAACGAGAATATAAGTTCTATCAAAGTCGGAGATATTCTTATCGCGATTTATAATAATCGAGAAATAAGGGGAGAAGTATCTGCGGTGTATGAGAATTTCTATATGCTTAAAGGTAAAAACAATTCAACTATTAAGGTTACATTAGATGACGTGACTGAGCATTATCCAAAGAATACATCATTTGATAATAGAGGTGTTGTTAAAAAATTTAACGAATCAATTGAACCTCCTAGGAAAGATTCTCAGATAATGGATGATGATGTGCAAATTCAAAAAGTCCAATCAGCTAAAAAGAAAATTATTAAGGATGTTGAGAATGATGAGTTAAGAAACAATCCTGATAATCAAGTAGATCTATCAATCGAAAATGTGAAAACAATCGGAAAATTACTTTATTATAACAATATTAAATTTTCGGATTTAAATAAAATGTTCGAAAAAAGATTATTGGCAAAGGAAGACTATTGGTATCTATTAACAGAAAAACCAAATGAAATTCATGTTATAAGAAATAATGAGAAAGCCTTTCAAATTCAACCATTTGTTAATGCACTAGTTGGACATTTTCTAAAAACACAAGATAGAATGATCCATGAGAGTTTTAGTAAAATGAAAGTATCTGGTAATAATGATTTTTCTATCATTACTAATGTTTCACAAGATGTGAAATCTCAATTATTAAATAGTATAATAGGATTGTTATCAGGCGTTAAAAAATGATATCTATAAACATCAAAATTAAAAAAACTGACTTCTTTTTGAAGTCAGTTTTTTTTAAACTCATATCTATTATTTAACTAAATAATTTATGATTTATTTTCTAAATAATATAAAGTTCGGGCACCCCAAAATAAGTAAATTTCAATTATTATGGTTTGATTCTTACTTTATACCCCTAATAACTAAAAAAGGCGGCGAAAAAATTATTATAAATGGAGACTTATTTTATAATAATAAACATATTACGTTTGAGCTTTTGTCGAAAGTTAGAAATATACTCAGTTCTGTTACTATTCCAATATACATAATTGGTAATGAATATTGTTATGACATACTAAAGGACCTTATAAATAATACACAAAAAAACGATTATGCTGAATTAGAAAATTCGCTTTTTCAATTTTCAAAAGAAGATAATTCAAATGTGGGATTCTATATAATAACAGATAAAACATTGTTTATACCTAACAAACAAACTCCCAAATTTGTTGAATATAAAATAGAAAAAATTAATGATCTAGAAAATATTATTATAAGTAAAGATTTTATTACCATTGACGTAAACGGAGAATTGCTCGAAAATCAACAATTTAAAAATAAAATAGATCTATTTCTTAATAATAACCCTTCTATTAGTGTTTATTATAGTAATTCTAAAGAAAAAAATGAAGAGAAAATAGTTAAAATNGATAATAAGAATATGAGTATAAGAAATATTCTTATTGATAATATAGATGAAGATTTAAAAACTGAACTTAATGAAATATTTGACATTTATGATTCTAAAGTTAAGCTTTAAGGGTATATTTATATTTTAGATGTCCAGAATCATATATCTTATAAATACCCCGCTCTCTCATTATTTCAAATTCGGTTTTATTCAAATCATATCCTTCTTTAACTAATTTATCTTTTCTAAACATAAATCTATGATATTTTTTATTATCTATAATATAATAGTAGTTAGGCGATGTTTTTCTTATTAGATTAAATTTTAATTTTTCATATAAATTACCAGAACTCCAAGACCTATCAGCATAACTTATTACACTTTCTGGTAAATATTTAAAAAGAAAATAACTGAACAGTTTACTAGCTCCGCCTATTACATTTGTATTTAATTTATTGCAAAATCTAAGCATTTCATATGAACCAATCTTAGATTTACCCCCCATTGCTTTTCTAAGGTTACCAAATGTCATTAAAGAGACTAACTCATTATTAAAAAATAAACCAATCTTAATTTTGGAACCAACAAAACCTTGTAAATGATTGTTAAGAAGAAATTTCCTTACCATGTCATTATCGGTTATTTCTTTAATTTCACATTTTCTTGCCATGATTTTATTAGACTTCCCAAGAAGATTCAAGATTCTAGATTTTACGATATCTTGTTTATTTAACCAATCGTCTTCATATACTTGAATTAAATGGAGATTTTTTTCTTCACATCTGTCAGTTTTATTTAAATGATAATTTTTTGGTTTATATTTTTCACTATGCCAAAAAAGACCATTATATTCAAAAGCTATATTTAATTCTGGTAGAAATACATCAATTTCCAATGGGGGTATAACATTACGGGTATTTTTAAGTATTTCGCCGTTATAATTTTTTTCGATGAAATTATATAATTCATTTTCATTTTCTGAATATAAAAACCCAATTGGATTACATATTGTGCATAAATTAATATTTGTTTTGATTCTGTTATAAAAAATAGTTTTAGGAATTTCAAAAACGTGATCCTTTTCACATTTACAGATATAATCATGGTTTTCATAATTAATGTCTAATAAATTATATTCTTTATATAAGTTGATTAATCTTTTTTTTCTAGATTCAAAAGTTTTTTGAATGAAAGTTGATACCTTAAAAACATTATCTTTACCATATTTCTTTAAACATGTTTCTTGATTTTGAACAATATTATTATAATTACTATCGCCATATTTTATTAATTTAGTTTCATGACATTTTTCAATATTATTATAAGTTTTATTACCATATTTCTCTAATTTTGTATTCTTAATTTTTGTTTTAAATTCTTCTAATTTATTATGATGAGAAACTCCATATTTTTCTAAGCAAGTTTTTTTATTCTTTTTGTTATTATTATAGTTTTCGTCGCCATAAACTTCTAATTTAGTTTTTTTTGATTTTAGGTGTTTACATTTGTTACAGTAATAAACGCCATATTTACTTAAATTATTATTATATAATCTATATTGCATTTTTTTTTCAGCATCACAGTTATCACATTTCACATTAACCTCAGATGTAGTTTTTTCATAAAGATCTTTAATTTTAATTTTAACGACATCACCATATTTAACATTATACCCCCTTTTATTATAATATGTTAAATTCTTACTAAAAATATTTACTATAACCTCTTTATCTAAAATCATAAATGTTTTTGTTTTTAATATATATTAAAAACAAAAGGTCAAAGTGTAAAATGACTGTATATTTTGACCAATGTTTTTAAATATATAGATAAAAAGAACTAAATGTTTATGATTAAAAAATTAGTAAAATACATAATTTATTTTCTAATAGAATTAATAGAGAAATTTGAATATAAAAATAAAGAATTTGATGAAAATGAACCTTTAAAAAAGGTTATAAATATACTATCTATTGAAAATTTATTAGTAGAAACAGATTATGGTTTTGTTCCTATTGAAGAAATCAACTTAACCCAACCCTATACAATACATCAACTAGAACTTGAAAATGGTTCATATCTTGAATGTGCTGATACCCATTGTGTTTTTTGCGAAGGACACATAATTAAATTTGTTAAAGATTTGACAATAGAAGATATAGTTTTAACTAAGAATGGACCATCTAGAGTGAAAGAAGTTAAAAAAATTAAACATAAATTATCTATGTTTGATTTGTCTATTAAGTCTAATGAACATAGTTATTTCACGAATGATATATTAAGCTTAAATACCGTTTCCGCTGCCATAGTTATACTCCACACTGTAATATTTAACTATGATAAATGCGCCATGATAGTAGCAAATAAATTTGATACTGTTAAAGAAATTATTAGTAAAATTAAGAGTATTTACAGATTATTGCCATTTTTCTTAAAACCTGGGGTATTTAATTGGAATGAAAAATCAATTTCTTTTGAGAATAATAGCCGTATACAATCACAGGCTAGAAGTAAAGAGCCAGCCATCGGTTTTGCTATTGATTTACTATATTTAGATGAGTTTGCTAAGGTTCCGGAGAATATTATTAGACAGTTTTATGGTTCAGCTATACCAACAGTATCTTCAGTTGAAAATTCAAAGGTTATTATAACATCTACTCCAGAAGGATATAATCTTTTTTGGGAATTGTTAACCGCTGCTGAATTACCAAAAGAAGATCCTCGTTGGAATAAATATGCTCCAATGAGAGTTTATTGGTGGCAGGTAAAAGGTAGGAGAGATACAAAATTCTTATTAATGGAATCAAAAATGAGAAACTTTAATATTACCACTGAAGATGTATTAAATGACCTTAAAGAAATGGGATATAAAGTTTATACTAAACAACTAGAAGATGGTGAAAGATGGTATTTTATTAAATTTTATGAAGATGATAATAAAACTCCTTTAGAAAATTGTGGGGTTGATTCTATACGTAGAATAAGATTTAAAGAAATTGTACCATTCCCGGAAATTGCTAGGATTACTAATTGGCAAGAAGAACAAATTAATCTTATTGGTGGTGAGAATGTATTTAAGCAAGAGTTTGAAATTCAGTTTATAACTGATGATAAACTTTTGTTTGATAGTGTCATGTTTGAAAGTTTTATTAATGACACTTTTGAATTTGAAACTCCTCATCTTGAAATTATTGAGAGAAAATTAACATTACCATATAATAGTTTGAAATTTGTGAAAAATCATCCAGAATTGTTTGATATAAGAATGGCAAAAGATTATTATATGACTATAGGTATAGATTTAGCTGAAGGATTGGGATTAGATTATAGTGTTTTTAATATTTTTAGGGTCATGATGAAAGATGAAAAACTTATAGAAAAAAAGAAAGATATTTATAATAATAAATATGATTTATTCAAACTTGAACAAGTTGGTTTATTTAGAAATAATGTATATTCAATTAATGAGATTGCTCACATATTATATTTATTGGTTTTTGAAATATTCGATCCGGACAAAGTTAAAATAGTTTTAGAAATGAATAAAAATTTAGGTAATGATTTAGTGAATAACTTAAGACATACTTTTAATGATAATAATGATTTTATGGATGGTGTCTTTTTAAGATATAAACATAGAGAAAGTGATACTAAACCAAAAATTGGATTATTAATAGGGCATAATAAAAAACTTCTATTAAAAGATTTCCAAGATGCTGTTAGAAAAGATAATATGATATTGCATAATGAAACTAATATCATAGAATTAAAATCTTTCTCTAAAAAAGAAACGCCAAGTGGTGAAATAACATTTAGAAGCGAAACAGGAAACGATGATTGTGTAATGTCATTAATAAATCTATCGAGTGTTTTTGATAATAGCTCTTTCAAAAATATGGTAGACTCATATATAGATTTTAAATTGACAGAGAAAGAGAAACAAATATTAATAAAATTTTTAGGAACAAAAGATGATGGACAATTAGCTGATTATCAATCATATGCTGGAGCACACAAGAGATTTTACCCTAAGGTGAAGCCCCCTCCATCTATTTTCCCAACTATTTCACCATTTAATCAAAAGGTTGGTGATCATCGCAATCCGTTTGAACGTAAATATTAAGATTTATCGCGCCATTTCCATTACAGTAATTGCATTTTGTGCCGTCTTTGATATATCCCCTGCCGTCACATTCAGGGCACACATACACTTCATCATCTTCTAATATGGTTATATCCAATTTTTCTAATTATTTTTAAATTAATATTAATATTTTTAATAATATTGAGGTATATATTGTTTTAAATCTTAATAATTTATGTGAAATTAAAAAATTAAAAAATTATATATAGAAATATGATTAAGAAATATACTCAATATATTAAAGAGAATAAACATTTTGAGGTCGATCCATATGGTGAAGATGATTGGGATGAGGATAACTTATCACCTATTCTTCAAATAGCTAGAAAAACTGGAAAACCATATGATCAGATAGATGTGTTAAATTGTTCATATAAACAATTAACAAGTTTAGAAGGCATCGAAAATTTAATTAATCTAAGAAAATTATATTGTCAGAATAATCAATTAACAAGTTTAGACGGTATAGAAAATTTAATTAATCTTGAAATATTATTTTGTCAAGATAATCAATTCTCTAAAGAATATAAATGGCATAGAAAATTTAGTAAATTTAGAATATTTATTTTGTTATAATAATTTATTAACAAGTTTAGATGGCATAGAAAATTTAATTAATCTTGAAGTATTATATTGTCAAGATAATCAATTCTCTAAAGAATATAAAGATTATATAAAAGATTATTGTAAACGGAAAAAAATTAGAATAATTATATGATTAAGAAA